AGGTTAATATGAATAAAATAGTAGAAGAACCAAAGCTTTTAGGACACAAAGAAGTTAATGGTCAACAGGTTCCTGTTTACAGTTGTAAAACAGAAACAGTTCTTACAAATAAAAATACTAGTGAAACATACGAATCGGAAGAAGCGTGCACTGCAGACATTGAAAATCCAGATACGGATACTGCAGAAGAGCATATTCAAAGAGATGTAAAAATTTTCGCACCACGACTTGCTAGTTTGGGTGCATCAAATAAGAAGGAATAAAATGTTAAAAAAGATTCTACCAGTTATCGGAGGTACAATAGGTTTTGCTATTGGCGGACCTATGGGCGCAGCTATTGGTAGTGGATTAGGATCAGCAGCAAGGGGAGATAATCCTTCTAACGTTGCAACAAACGCTTTGATGGGTTTTGGTCTAGGGAGTTTTGGAGCTAGTGCAGGTCTATTCGGAAAAGCGCCTGCTACAAGCTATGGAGCAACTGCTGTACCTAAAAATATTAAAAATGCTAAAACCGTTGCAGAATTAAAAACTGCATTAGGTGGAGCACCAAGTTCGATGGCCACAAAGACCGCAGGTCAAGCATTAGCTAAACCAGGGATAGGAGCACAAGCATTACAATTCGCAAAAGATAATAAATTATTAACAGGTGCTTTAGGTCTTAGTGCTTTAGGTGGAATGGGAGCATTTAAAGAAGAAGATACAAGTATGCCACCACCAGCACAGATTGAACCTGGTAGCCAAGGTATGTTCGATGTCAGTGCACCGAGGGCCACGTACTATGATACTGCAACAGGTAGATACGGAGCATCAGCTCCGACATTGCAACCCATTGCAAGAGTTGCTGAGGGAGGTTTCCCTCGTAAAACAGGACAGATCGACGGACCAGGGACAGAAAAATCTGATGACATCCCTGCAATGTTATCTGATGGTGAGTTTGTTATGACTGCTGCTGCAGTTAGAGGACTTGGGGCATTGAATGGTGCAAATAAAGATGATAAAGTAGAACAACGTCGCAAGGGCGCTAAGATGATGTATGACATGATGGATAAATTTGAAAGTAAGGTAGCATAATGGCTGAAACAATATACCAATATCAACGACAAGCACCCTTTATTGAAGAGAGAGCAGAAAAATTATTAGAGTCTGTGTTTGGTTCACAAGGACTAGCATCTAGACCTTCAGAGATCCCTGCATATGAAGTAGCAGGCTTAACTCCCCAACAACAAGCTGCCATTCAAAGAGCAGAAGCAGGACTTGGTGCCTATCAACCAGACCTAGAGGCTGCAAGGACAACCATTGGTACAGGCTTAGAAGCAATCGGTGCCGCTCAAGAAGTTTTAGATCCATCACAAATTTCTACATACATGGATCCTTATCAACAACAAGTTACACAAGAAGCTTTAGCTGAATTACAAAGACAATCTGATATTCAAGGACAAAGAACTTCTGCCGAAGCCGTGGCAGCAGGTGCATTTGGTGGATCACGATTCGGTGTTCGTGAAGCAGAAGAAGCTAGGAACTTAGCTCAGGTTCAATCACAAAGAATTTTTGAAGATTTATCCCGAAACTATTTACAAGCACAACAAGCTCAAAGAGCAACAGCACAACAACTTGGTACAATTGGAACACAAACACTACAAGCTGCGCAAGGACAAGCAGGCTTAGGACAACTAGGACAACAGCTAGGTGGTGAAGATATCAACAGGTTATTGGGCCTTGGACAACTGACACAACAGTTTGGTTTCGAAGGACCAGGAGGAGCATTCGTTCCTGGTCAAGCACAGATTGAAGCTGCAAGAGCAACAACTTTAGCAGAGCAAAAAGAACCGTTTGAAAGAACAGCTTTTGCTTCTGATATTCTACGAGGCGTTCCCTCATCACAAATTACATACACACAACAACCCACTCCTTCTGCTCTTCAACAAGCTTTAGGATTAGGTATCGCAGGACTTGGTGCTTATGGTTCAGCGGGAGGAACATTCGGTGGTATTAGTTCCTTGTTTGGAGGTTAGATGGCTATCTTAGATAGACCAATGTTTCAACGACCATTGACCAAGGACCAGCTACGTCAGTATGGAATACCGGCATTTGCTAATGGTGGTGTTGTAAACATGAGTAATGGTGGTTTGCCTTTTCTACCTAATAAACCACAAAATTCTGTTCCACCTTCATCAAAACAAGATTTATCTTCCATCCCATCTGGAACAGTTATTAGTAAGAAAGTAATAGAGAGAGATGGAAAACAGATAGAGGTTACTGAGACGGTTATAACTGGCGCTAGAGGAATAAAAGTAATACAAAAAAATGAAAGAGTACTTTTTGAACCAGGAAAAACAATACAGACTCCTAGAGGGGAAAAAGTGATTCCTGCTAAAGGTGAAGAACAGGAGCTCGGTGAAGTTGAGATAGAGGAAAAAGAAGAGAAAACAGATCCTCCAGCAGAGGATGCTCCAACAGTAGAACCTCCTGCCTCTACTACAGATGATCCAAGCGCTCCAAAAGAGAGAGAAAAAAGAGATACTCTTGCTGATCTCGTAAAAGAAAGATCTGATTTATATAAGCAGCTTTTAGGAGATCCAAAAGAAATGATGAAACAACAAGGATTTTTACAGCTTGCACAATTTGGTTTAAATCTAGCTTCTGCTAGAGGAGGTAATTTAGCAGAAAAAATTGCTAAATCTGCAAAAGATCCATTACAAGCTTTTGCACAATTAGCTCAACAAGCAGCTCGAGATGAAAGAGCAATTGATGTTGCTGCTATTGAGGCTGGCGAAGCAGAACTAGCTCAAATTAGAAAACGTGAAGAAGAGATGAGCAATCTAGAACAACAGGCAAAATATTTAGTTGAAACCGGAGTCATGAAAAATGAAAGAGCTGCAGTGGAATATATTTATGACGCACAAAAAGGAGCAACTGGAAAAACTGCCACAGAACTATTTAGTTCAGGATATAATGCTGCACAGGGATTAGCAACAGGAGGAGCTCAGATAGTAGCCGGAGCAGTAGCTGCTGGCGGTCAAGTACCTAAAGGTAATGTATTTAATTCTCCTTTAACAGATGATGGTAAAGTTGACTTCGGAGCTTTAGAACCTAATGTTCTTTACATTGATCCTGATGAGCAAGTTTTCATGAAACCAGAAGCAAAGAGTGATAATATAATAGAATATAACTTTACGGTGTTCTAAAATGCCTATTGAATTTGGCAACACAGCGCCTTCTGCTAATAGCACTTCTCCTCTAAATGAGAAAGAAGATGATACAATTACAGGTTTTAAAAGTTTTTTCGCAGGGGTAGGTTCTGGTCTATTTAAAATACCAGAGGGTGTTTTTTCTTTAGGGGCTGCTTTATATGATTTAGGTGCAGATACTAATACAGCCGCTCAAGTAGAATCATTTTTTGATAAAATCAATCCTTTTGATGAAATGGCAGAGAAGACGACTGCTGGAAAGATAACAGAATTTGTTGTTAGTTTAGGTATTCCTTCAACAGCAGGTTATAAATTAGGAACAAGTTTAGCTAGAAAAGCAATTGATGCTAAAAAGAAACCAGGAAATTATTTATCTTCTAATAAAGTTACTAGCTTAATTAAAGAAAAGAAAAATCTTGGAAAGAATAGTTTAATAAAAGATGAAGTTAAGGATAGGGCAAAAATTTTTGCTGGTGGTTTAGGTGGAGCAGGCATCACTGATTTTATTTTTACCAATGATGATTTTGGAACATTAGGTGATGAATTAGGTGGAATTACTAAGAGAGACGTAAGAGAAGGTCTTGAAGGTAGAGAAGATGCAGTAAGAAGGTTATCTAATAGATTAAAATTTGCTACTGAAGGAGCTGCCATTGGTAGTATTTTAGGAGGAGGTTTCGCTCTTTTAAAAGAAGGAGCTAAAGCTAATAAAATTGTTTTTAATAACGATCCTGTTATTCAATCTGTAAGAAAAGCAATTAATTCTATAACTCCAGAAGGAAACTTACCAAAAGAAATTTTTAATATTCAACAAACAGGTAAGTCATTATTAAAAGGTTTTGAAAAAGGTGCAGCGGATGCTGGTGAAAAAATTCAAAAGTCAATGGATGATATTTTAGACGCTAGTGCAAACCTGTCTTTATCCACTAGAAAAAAGAAATTATTTTCTAATTTAATCTCTGATACTTTATCTCAAAAAGGAAGAACAAAAGAGGTTACTGATTTACAAAGATTTAATCGATTAGATAATTTTTTACAAAACGAATTAAAACTAGCAAAAGGATCGGAGCAAGTTGTTAATTTAAAAGAAACAATTTTAGAGGCAAGAGGAGCTGTAGATAGTCTATCTGAAAACCTGTTAAAAATAATTCCTGACACTTCAGCAAATCAAGCTTTAAGAAAAAAAATACAAGAGAATCTAGGATCTTATTTAAACAGAAGCTACCAAGCGTTTGAAAGAGACTTGCCTACGCTAGCTGGCTTTGAAAAATATTTCCCGGCCAGAGATGCTATAAGAAACGCTAGAAGATATATTATAAAAAACTTTTTGAATGACCCTGTAAAAACAACAAAAGAAAAAAGAGATTTAATATTTAAAGCAGACGAAGTATTAACTAAATTATTAAAAGGAGAATCTCAAGATTTACCTCCTTTTATTGATGCTAAAGCTTTACAAAAATTAGGATTAAATAGAGACATTGATACAGGTATCTTAAAACCTAGAAAAAATGTTCCTGAAGAATTAAGAGCTTTTTATGGAGAGGTAAAAGATCCTGCAGTTCAAGTTGCTCAAACTCTAGCTAAACAAACATCCTCTTTTGGACAAGTAAAAATGCTTGATGAAATAGCTGTGGCTGGAGATAAAAAAATATTTTTTGATTCTGTGGAAGAGGCAGCAGAAGCATTTAATATACCGAAAGATAAAGCTAAAGAATTGCTAGTTCAATTCAAACAAGGAGAAAATTTAAATAATTTAGTTCCCACAAAACTTAATCAAAAATATACTTTAAAAACAATAGGAGATTCTATTATTGATCAAGTAGATAATCAAAGAAATGGAACAATATCTAAGCTATATAACTATTTTGTCTTAGCTCCTAAATCTATATCACAACAAGCAAAGACAATATTTTCTCCTTTTACACATTTAAGAAACTTTGTTTCTGCTTCCGCTTTTACAATGATGAATGGTAATTGGTTTACAAATCCTGCTAAGACAGCAGATTTGTTCAAAAAATCTTGGAATGCTTTTTCTAAAGGAAAAAATAGTCCGGAAGCTAGAAAAAAATATTTAGAATATTTACAAGAAGGTGTTGTAACAACAAACCCTGTTTTAGGAGAAATAGAAAATTTAGCTAAAGATGTTATGAAAATGGGCAGTAATGAACCTAATAATTTGATAGGTAGACTTATGAAGCCTTTCTCTAAAATTAGAGAATTTGCGATCGACAAATATGCTGCCGAAGATAGTTATTGGAAAATATGGAACTATGAAGCCGAGAAGGATGCTTATACAAAAGTGTTTGATAATTTCTTTTCTAACTCAGAGTTTTTTGCTGGTAAAAGTAAGACAGCTATAAGCTCCGCTATTAGACAAGCTAGAACAAAAGGAATAAATTCTTTACCCACTGACGAAAGAGAAGCTGTTAATTCTTTAACTAAAATAGCCGGAGATGTGGTTGGAAGACCAGTTACGATAGATGATGGTTTATTTAATACTGTAAAGTTTGGAGCAAAAGGAATAGAAGAAGTTGATCCTATCGAAGGAATTGTAAGAGCTGTTTCTTCTGATGTTACAAAAAATAACATTCCTAATTACGAATATGTAGGAGACTTTGTCAAAGGATTAAGAAGATTACCTCTTGGAACATTCATAGCTTTCCCTGCAGAAATTTTAAGAACAGGATTTAATACAATTCAAAGAGGGATTAGAGAAGTAAAAAATCCCTATACAAAAGGATTAGGAATGAAAAGATTAGCTGGCGTTGCAACAACAGGTATCGCTTTACCGGCAGGCGCTGTAGAATTAGGAAAACAATTATCTGGATTTACGGATGAACAAATGCAGGCTTTAAAAAAGTTTGTTCCTTCTTGGTCAGAAAATGGACTACTTGTTCCAACAGGAATTGACTCCGAATCAGGAAGGCCACAATATTTAGACCTTTCTTATATCTATCCTTACGATAGTTTGATCAGACCTGTTACAACAGCTCTTAATGAGATATCCAAAGGAACAGAAACAGAAGAGAAAATATTTAAAACTTTAACCGACTCTGCAATTGTTTCTATGTCGGAACTTGCAAAACCCTTTGTATCAGAAGCTATCTTTATAGAAGCAGTGACAGATGTTTTTGTAAGAGGAGGAAGAACAAGAGAGAATACACAGGTGTTTAGAGAAGGAGATCCTATTGGAGAAAAAGTTTATAAAGCTGGAATGCATGTTGTAGAAACATTTGCTCCAGGCTCTTTAAAAAGTATTCAAAGAATATCTAGTGCTCCTTTTAATATAGCAGATAAATACGGACAAACTTATGATTTAGGTGATGAAGTCGCGGGTATTTTTGGGTTTAGAAATATTGAACTCGATCCTGCAAAGTCTTTAAAGTTTATGGTTTCTGATTTCAACAAAGGACTTTCATCAGCAAGAGGAAGTTTTTTAGGAGATACTTTACGAGGTGGAAAAGTTTCTCCACAAGAAGTATTCAATCAATACTTAGGATCAGAGATGATGAGACAAAAATATTTTCAACAGATGTCTCAGAATGTTCAAGCAGCAAGAGTTTTAGGTATTTCTGAAAATGTAATCATGAATGAACTTCAAAGAATCCCTAAAAAAGATAGAGGAGCATTATTAAATAATACGTATTCTCCTTATGTTCCTAGTAAAAATGTTTTACAAACATTCTTTAAAAACGCTCAAAAATTAGCGACAGAAACAGGAGAACCAATTTACAATCCGATGGATGATGCTATTACTTCTATCATAGAGTATGTAAATCAAAATTTAGGAAAAGAATTAGATAATGATTTAGATTTTGATGTTTCTCAGCCAACTGATTCTAGAGTTGGTTCTATTTTAGAGGGATTAGACTTCTTAACCAGACCAACCACGAACACTGGTCCAGGAACCATTGTCACCGGACAAGGACAAGGCTCGACAAACGCTAATGTAGATGTTAGATTTAGGCAAGGAACAATAACAGACCCAACTAATAGGGCTATAGGAAAATTAAGTTAATGGCACCACCACGTAGAAGAAGAGCTAATATTAGTAGACCCTCTAGGCCGTCAGGAGGCCCGCCAGGGTCAGCACCGACTAGTAGAGCGGCTCAAACAAGAGCGAATATCAGTAGAGCTAGAACGAGTAAAGCAGATATCGCTAGAGATTTAGACGCTGCTAGAGGCCGTAAAGAATTCTTTTCCAACAGACCAGATGTCTCTGACGACAGAGCAGCTAGAAGAATGAAGCAAGCTGATGAACTTCAGCGATTCAAAAACCTATACACAAAGCCTGTTTATACAGATACAGGAAGTCGTGTTACGGGTGTCACTCAAATGAAGCTAGATGCTCCTAGAACGTTAGAGCAAGAAAGACAAAGATTAGTTCAGCAATATGGTCCTACGACAAGAGAAGTCATGGGAGATATTGGTTTTGGATTAGGTAGTCTTGCACAAGGTGTTGGTCAAGCAGCACAACAGTATCTAGGTTCCGGTGGATTATTTGGTTTAGCTGTCAATGCGTTTAGAGGTTTATCAGATACTGTTGATCAAAAAAGACAACAGCTTGGTGAAAAGATAAGCGCTTTAACAGATGTTCAAAAAGAAAAAATTGCAAATCCCTCAAGACATAAATTAAGTATACTAAAAGATCCTGAACTACAGGATATTTCTCTTACTGAAAAAGAACAAATGACTGCTAAACAACAAGCAGATTTAATTAAACAAGGTATAACACAATTAGATACAATGGTACCTTCAACATTCTATGGATTACCTCAACAACCACCTGGGTTTAAAGTAATGCCTCCTGATCAAAGAGAATTATTAGCAGAGATAATGGCATCAGATGTTGGTAACAACAATCAAAACAACATGCAAATTCAAAACGGACAAGTAAGTTCTATTAGTAATCAACAATTTGATGATGCTTTAAATAAATCAAATGAAATATTTGGTGAAGAGTCAATCTTTAGAGCTGAAGGTGGTTCCGTTGATAGTAGATTAGCAGAAATGCAAAAAAGTACTAACAACATTTATGGAACTGGTATATTATCTGTCAGATAATATGAGAATATTTACACACATTAGAAATTTAATAAGTACATTTATATTTAAAAGAAAGGAAAAAGACCCTCATGAAGAGCATTGGGGCATAGGATCAAGATGAATACAATTAAAATTACTGACGAATTAAAAGCAAGAATACGAGACCATGAAGGTTGTGTAGACACTGTTTATCTAGACAGCTTGGGAAAGGCCACGATAGGAATCGGGCACCTAGTACAAGCACATGAAAGAAAAAGATTTAAAGAAGGTGTTAAAATAGATCAAGAGGAAATAGAAGACCTATTTTTAATTGATCTCAATAGAGCCTGTGCAGGAGCAGAGCAATTAATATCAGAAAATTACAGAGGAGATAAAAGACTGCCTCAACAAATTGAGCATGTATTAGTTGAAATGGTTTTTCAATTAGGAAAAACAGGTGTTTCGAAGTTTAAAAAGATGTGGAAAGCATTATCAAATGGGGATAAGCAGGAAGCTAAAAGTCAAATGAAGGACTCCAGATGGCATTCGCAAACCCCTGTGAGATGCGAAGCCTTAGCTGAAATTGTTGCAAACTCTTAAAGAGTTCTTCTAATAAAATTAGGGAACTGACCTTCTTCTTTAAAAAATCTATACGCTGCGTACCAATCTTTTTTGTACTCTGCTTGGCAGAATTCTTTGATGGATTCATCTTTATCTTCTTGCTTAAAGAAGTTTAAGAAATGATCTTTTGCTTTGTTGGTTAAGTTAAACATTATTATCTCCTTGGTTTATTTCGAAGAGAATATAATACTTATTTTTCTTTTTTGCTTATGCTTTTTTGAGACGCTAGGTGTTCTTCTATAGCTTCCCACACTTCTACATTAGACCAATGAGCTTTAACACAATCAGATATATCCTCATGTAAAACTTTTAACATCTTAATGTCCATAGTCACTGGATTACCAGAGCTATCTACAATGTGTTTTATTTCTTGTTTCGTTAAGCTGAGTTTAAGTTCTCCACTTTGATAAATTATTCTCATTTAATATCTCCCCAATTTTTCCCTATCTCTGCATCGCACTTGACAGGTACGTGTAGTTCAACAGCAGACTCCATCATCTCTTTAATCTCTTTTACCTGGGTCTCGCTGGTTACGGAGACGTTGAGTTCGTCATGTATTTGAATCATAGGAATAACCCCTACATCCTTCCACAGATTCACCATGGCTTGTTTGGTTTGATCTGCTGCTGAACCTTGTATTAACCTATTCAATGCACGATAGGTCCCTGCTCTTTTCATTTCATTCCATTGCCAAGTTTTCTTGGCATTTTCATGAGACATCATTCGTTTATCGTGAAAATCTTTATTCTCCCACAAATCAAAACGACATCTTCTTCCGAGCAATGTATTAATATATCCATTCTGTTCCGTGTATCGCGTAGCACGAACAATTATATTGTTTAAAAAATTAACATTATCGTTGTATTTTTTCTTCAAAGCTTTGGCTTCTTCCTGACTGATGTCAAGAGATGCTGCTAATTTAGCTATACCCATGCCATACATCAAACCAAGTCCAATTGTTTTAGCTTCTTTCCTTGAAATCTCTGCCATATTTGCTGTCACTTGATGAAAGTCCTCTCCATCACGAAAGAACTTAATCATGGTGTCGGCGCCCTCTAAACCGTGTTTTTTAGCATAATGTACGAGGAGTCTAGGCTCTTGTTGAGAATAATCTAAGGAAGCCCATTTCTCCCCTTCTTCTGGTAAGAAGAGAGATCGTATCTTAGGACCGATCGCTTCGTTTCTAGCTGGGACCTGTTGTAGGTTAGGATTGTTCATCGACAACCGCCCACTGACCGTGCCTCCAAACTCCCCTTTTAATTGATTAATTTCTGCATGAATACGACCATCAACTTGATGTTTTAAAATAGAATCAATAAAGGTTGTATGCGCTTTATTATATTCTCTAGCCACTGATAAAGATTGAATCAAAGGATTCTCACTTTCTTTCATAGCTGTATTGCTAATCTTAGCTTGCTTATTTTTCTCTGTGTATTCGTACTTTTCCCCTAGCTTATCAAATACTTTTTGTAGAGATGCAGCAGTATAAATATCTGAGGCATCAATTTTAATATCTGTTTCTTTTTTAATATTGCTATAAATTTTTTCTTCTTCTGATTTAAAAAATTTCTTTGTCTTTTCTGCTTGCTCTAAATCAACACGAACACCTTTCCAACGCATCTCTAAAAGCAGGCGCAGTAGATCTGTTTCTAAATTAAAGATATCAGTAAGCCCTTGCTTTTGTATTTCAACCCGTAGAACTTCCCAAAGCTTCAGTGTAAGTCTAGTATCTTGTTCTGCATAAATGCCCGCATATTCTACAGGAACTAAATGCATATTCTCAATTGCTTTGAAGCCATGTTCTTTACCAAAGTCTTCTAAAATATTTCCTTGTTTTCTTTCCCCTAAATAATCTTTAGATAAATTATTCAAGCTATAACTAAATCTATTTTCATCAACTAAAGGAGCTGCGATCAACGTATCGTATACTTTAGTGACAGTACAATCGACACCCCAACGACGAAGCCAACCTAAATCGTAGACAGCGTTATGACAAATTACAATAGGATCTTGTTTAAATAATTTTCGAAGCCACTTCTTTACTTCTTCTTCTGAAAAGTTTCCGCCTCTTTCATGGCGCACAGGAAAGTATCCATCAAAGCCATCGAAAGAAACAGCGACACCAACAACAAAACCTTTGTTCGTCGCCCATCCACCACCAAGATTTTTAATCTGAGGATCGTACGTTTCTAAATCTACTGCTACTTGTTGTATTCCTGTGACATCAGGAAAACTTGGTCGTGTCCATTCTGGTTTATTATCTTTTTTTAATAAGTCCATTTGTTGTTCAAATATCATCTTAGTATCTCCTCAAATTCATAAGGCGAAGTAGAAGGAATAATGTACAAATTTTCTTTAGCTCGTGTCATACCTACATAAAAAACACGACGTTCATCATCTCTATTAGCCCACATGTTATCGTTAATTCTTTTTGAGATATCTGAAAATAAAATAACATTCTGACTTTCTCCACCCTTAGCACCGTGAATAGTTGAAAGTTTTATATTAGGTTTCTCGTCTAACTCATGCCCGCTTCTAAGTATATGTTTAATATAATTTCTATCTGATTCTGTAATTCTTATAAGCGCTACCTCCCAAGAATAGTTTAAAGGTGTATTGAGGCCCCATTCTTTTGATAAGCTTTCATAAGAATATTGTGATTCCATATCAGCGCCTGGTAATCCTTTCTTGCCTCTCGACACACCGCCATTGCCCACTGACATGAACTGATACATGATCTTTACATGTGAGTAAGAAATTTCTTCGTTCTTTTGTAAGGCTATCCACGAGCGATAAGCTGTGGCAATATCATTGCTAATCGACAATCTATTATTTTTTTCATAGAAAAAACCCTTATTTTTCAACTCTTTTGATACTTCATCAATATAATAATTTGTTCGACCGAGAATTAACCACTGACCTTCATTGAGATCTATACTTTCAAAGTTTGTATTGCGAATTTTTCCCTCTTCTTTTCGAGGTTGCCATTCTTTGTTAATTCTTTTTTTTATTCTAGACACAAGATTGTTCGACTTTGCGAATATTGTTTTTGGTATTCTATATGATTGATTTAAAACTTGCAAATGACAGTCCAAATCAATTAATTTTGAAACATCAGCGCCACTCCAAGAATAAATAGCTTGATCATCATCCCCTGCTAGATAGGTAGCTGTTGCTTGTTTCATCATAATATTAACCATCTCCCATTCATTCGGTTTCAAGTCTTGTACTTCATCTACAATAACGATATCTAATCGAGGAGACTGAGCTACTTTATTAAACTCTGTAATTAAATCTGTGTAATCTTTAACACCTCTTTGATTTTTAAATAAACGATAGAGCTTGTCTATTCTTTGTAGTCTTTGAAGACCACCTTTAATGTGTCCATGATTTCTAAACTCTTCTTCTAGTGATGTATTTTTTACACGATACAGATCTATTAAAGATAGTCCTGAGTCTTCTTCTCCAAAAGGAACATCATCTGTTTTAATAGACTTTGAAATATCAATACCGTGCTGATTATAAAAATCTTTGTAGTCTTGTTTTTGTATCATGTCGGTATATGTACAACCAAGCCACTGATAAGCTAAACTATGTAGTGTTCGAAACCATTTTAAATCTTTGCGAGAAACTTTAAATTTAGTACAAGCTCTGTCGATAGCTTCTTGTGTAGCTTTCTTGGTAAAAGAAAAGTAGCCAATTCTATCTGGCTCACGGCCCAAGGACAATTGCTCCTCTACTAAACGCAATAGTGTTGTTGTTTTACCTGTGCCTGGAGGTCCAATTATTTTACAAACGTTATCTAAAATGGAATTACCTCTTCTTGTTTTTCTTCTTGAGTTTCTACTACTTTTTTATTAGCGAATTTTTCACTAGGTACCCACCAAACAAGCTGTGCTGCTTTACCATTGAGTTTTCTTTTTGAATAGTCCCCACCTAAATTCCTGAGAAAAATACCCATTTGATTAGAACTAAGAGCAATGTATCGACGATTACGCATATATTCCTGAAGCTGATCCATACGGAAATACACTTTGCTTTCTTCATCATCCACGAAACACTGACCATTAAGAATGTCATCTATATCCATAGCGTTTGCTTGATTAGAAATATATCTTGATAAAACATTTCTAAATTCACCCTCTGGTGTCATTTCAAATTCTGATTTAACTTTAATTGCTTTAGATACAATATCAGTGATGTAATAATCCCAGTCATTCCTGTTCATCATAGAAGGCATAGAGCCTAGTTTTACAAGACATTTTTTTCTAAACTTGTGTTGATCATAGAGCTCTTCTATACCACAAACAATCGTTTGTTCCTGATTAACAGTGACATGATAGATAGTATCTTCATTGTCTCCATACTGAATAACATTTCCAATATCACTAACAATATTACTATCTCCTACACCATACTTTCTAATACGACATTTTGATTTATTACAAAAGGAACACATCGGTTGATCTTTACATTTGTATCCCCAATCTTTTTTATCTGCTTGCTTAATAATTTTTTCAATTTCTTTTGGTCGAAGTGGGTCCTCAAAATACTTATGATGAAATTTATGAACCTCTTCTTCATATGTCTCTCCATATTTTTTCTTTGCATACACAGCATATTGAAAGAGAAAGTTATCTCTACTACCGGGTTGCACTGTTTTGTTTTCAGTGAGATAAGCTTCAATGCAATAAGGGGCATCTGAAAATTCTGAGTTTTCTTTTTTCAAGGAAAGTTTTTTTAATTCATCAACTGTAATAGATTTTTCTTCTACTTCTTTTAAAAATTCATCAAGGCTTAAAGTGTTTCCTTCTCCACTGAAAGCGTATCGTTCAGTATGCTCAAGACCATTGTGATAAGGCATATTAAGAAAGCTTCCTACTTCCCAATCATTAGGATTTCCTTCTCGTAATAATTTTTCTTGTTTAGGAAATACTTCACAGTGACCAAGACCCATGAAGGCTGCTAATTCTTTTATCTTGTTATGTACTAACCCTGCAGGGACATAGTCTTTAAAAAATAAAAAGATATGTGCGCCTCCACTTTTAGATTTAGATACAACAAAAGGTAATTTTTTCTCTGCTAATTTTTTAGCAATAGATACATGATCTAAAGGATACTCATCTACATCAATACATCCCCAACGACATTTGTCCTCATCATTAATGGGAAAAATACCGAGGCTTGGCCATTCACCTGAAAGGTGATTTTGCCATAGAGAATCTTCTAAAGGTTTCTTGCGAATCCAAGTTTCGCCTTCTGCTTTATTGTCTTCTCGGAGACTTTCTTTAGGCTGGAACGTACCGTATGCACGCTCCAACCCTAGAAAGATCTCTTTAAATTTAGAGACCCTTTCGTCCATTAAAATGGAATATCCTCGGAGCTATTTGAACTTTCAGCTTCATCATCATACTTCGGTGTGACTTTACCGCCTCTGACTGATTCATTGAAGTTAGCCGCCATATCAAATGTTCCTTCGTTATCGAGGAAATCATCTTTGTTTACAACCCAACCATACCAAGTACCTTTATCATTAGATTGCTTGATCGTTGATAGGTTGTAAATACGATACCAAGAAGGAGCTAAGAAAAGCTTTTTAGTTTTTGGATTTTGAATGAACTCATTCTTCAAACTATAGGCCCAACTTCTTGCAGCTTTTAACTGCGTTGCTTTCATTGATATGATTGCAGGCTCTGGAGCTACTCCACCATTTAAAAGAAGCACGTAAAAGTTTGCACACTCTTCTAAGTAGTTGCCGTTCTCTAGACGGAATTTTCCGTCATCTCCACGTACTGCGTTAGCTGGCTTTTCTTTTGGAGAAAAGATATTAACAGGAGCAGAGGAACCTTTTCCTCTATCTGTCCATTCCAACCATACTTTGTCATACCCACAGACAACAACTTTAATTCCGTCTTGCCCTGAGTATACTTTTTTGCTCACAGAATTGCAGATCATTCCAGCTTTTGCGCCTTCAATATCTTCAACTTCTGGAGACATTTGTGCCAAGACTTTAAGTCTTGGTGTTGCGATATCATCAGTGGTGATGGTATCAAGTCCTGTACCTGCAAACTTCTCAAGACTGTCGAAGTTCATAGCAGGTAGATTTTCGGTCTTTGTGGTGACCGCACCATTTGCTTTTGTGTTTGTCATTTTTTGTTTTTTCCTTGTTATTTTTTACGATCAATTTTTACTTTTTTCTGGGAGTAAACCCCGAACTTAGCTTGAACATCAGACGGCATTGATCCTTTTCCAATCTGTTCTTCTACGAGTTTAGCTAAGGTATTCCATGCTACTGCTTTTTTATTACTAGGATACAAACCACGATCTTGTAGTTCGCCCATAATATTTAGAGCATCGGAATCTTGTCCACGGCCGAATGTCAACTTCACTTCATTTTTAATAACATCATCAAGACCTGATTGTTTTAACCAATCAAAACAATAGTCTTCGTTCTCTTGTGTAATGTTAGCTCTTGTTTGATCTTTGATAGAAACTTTACTACCATCCATCAAACTAATAGAAGAGACGCCGGCGGTCTCAAAGAAACTTGGTATCACTTCATTTTCTAATTGATACTCTCTGTCTTTGAGTTGTTTAATCTCTGCTTCCTTGTTAGTGATCGCTTGACGAACATCATCAAGTTCATTACATGCTTCACCAACATCTTTTACTTCTGAACTATCTAACGTATTAAGTTTAGATTGCTCGTAGGCTTTATCTAATAGACCCATTTTAGACTCCTTATTTTAATTCTATTGTTATAGGAATATATATAGCACTCTCTCTGTCCCATTTCAAGACTTTAAAATTATTATTTGTAATTTTTCCAGCGACAGCACAAACTATCCCTATTAAAACAGGATCTCCCATCAATAATAAATAATCTTTTGATGTGAAATCTTTTAATTTTTTCTCCACTGCAAAAGCAAATCGTGTTGAGTTTACTTGTATTTGTTTAGGGTTTTCAAACATAATGATAGGTGTTCCGAATCTTTCACAATCTGAAACGTCACGATATCCACCATTAGGCAACTTAGTGTTCGTTGTTATAAATACTTTATTCATTCTCTTTCTTTCGTTTATTATTTTCACTTTAAGATATTTCAGGTACAATTTCAATGATGAAATATTTTATGCTGATATGGCTATGCCTGAATGATCCTGTTGTTTCTTTGGAAAAGACCTGTATTCAAGAACAATATGGAAGTACCTTTAATTCTTTAGAGGAGTGCAGAGTAGCAGCTAATTATATTTATAACAATATAAAGAACCCAGATTTATATATGACTTCTTTTTGTTCTTCAAAAAACTTGACAACGATATAGGTTATCCTATATAAAGAAATTAGAAAGTAAAAAACTATGTATCCGAATTTTAAAACGAAACCGTTTAATCATCAATTACAAGCGTTAGGTTGTAGTTGGGACAAAACAAACTTTGCCTACTTCATGGAAATGGGAACAGGTAAATCAAAAGTATTAATTGATAATATTGCAATGCTCTATGATCAAGGACAGATCAATGCTGCAGTTGTTATTGCGCCTAAAGGTGTGTATCGCAATTGGGAGCGATTAGAAATTCCTGCGCACTTGCCCGATCACATTGAAACAAGAGTCACTACCTGGGTGGCACCAAGTTCTCGAACAAAAGAAGACAAAAAAAATATTGAGGAGTTATCTAAAAGTTTTCAAGGTCTAGATATTTTTTTAATGAACATAGAAGCGTTGTCCAACAAACCTGCTGCAGAATTTTTAGCAAGATATTTAAACTCAACTAATAGCTTGTTATCAGTAGATGAGAGCACTACGATTAAAACACAAAATGCTAGTCGTACAAAAAATTTAGTAAGGGCTTCTCGCTTTGCAAAATATCGTCGAATACTCACAGGATCTCCTGTCACAAAAAATCCTTTAGATCTTTATTCTCAGTGTCAATTTTTAGATGAAGATCTACTAGGTTTTAGTTCTTACTATGCTTATAAGGCTCGCTATGCGATCGAGGTTAAAAGACATTCCTCAACACATTCTTTCAACCATATTGTAGGCTTTCGAAACCTTGAAGAACTTTCTCAAAAACTAGGATCTTTTTCTTTTCGAGTATTGAAAGAAGATTGTCTGGACTTACCTGCAAAGATTTATTCTCCTCGACACATTGAACTAAGTAAGGAACAAGAGAAAGTTTATAATGATCTAGCGACCTTTGCGATCACACAGTTAGAAGGAGAAACATTATCGGTTAATAATACCATGACCATGCTGCTTCGACTTCATCAGATTACGTGTGGTTATCTGCCCACGGACGACGGAACACCGCCCGTTCCAATTAAGAATAATCGTATGGCAGAACTGTTAGATGTTTTGGAAGAAGTAGATGGCAAGGTTATTATTTGGGCGAACTATCGCTATTCTATTTTTGACATAGAAAAAAATCTACAAAAGAAGTTTGGAGAAGATAGTGTCGTGACATATTTTGGAGACACCAAAGACAAAGATAGGCAAGAAATTGTCAAAAGATTTCAGGACCCAGAAAGTCCTGTTCGTTTCTTCGTAGCAAATCAACAGACCGGTGGCTACGGACTAACGTTAACACAGGCTCACACTGTTGTGTACTACTCTAATAACTATGATTTAGAGAAAAGAATACAATCAGAAGATAGAGCACATAGAATCGGTCAAAAGAACAATGTGACTTACATTGATATAATATGTGAGAAAACAGTTGATGAAAATATCGTAAATAGCTTACGAAACAAAATTGACTTGGCCTCACAATCGTTAGGAGAAACACTAAAAGAATGGCTAATAGAAAGCAAAAAAAAGAAATGACATATTACTTTGCTTATGGTTCCAATATGAATCATGAGCATATGAAATATAGATGCCCTAAATCAAAGTATATAGGGGCTCATAAACTACCTGATCACGAACTTGTATTTAGAAGTGTTGCAGATGTGCAACAATCTAAGGATAGCTCTGTGGTTGGAGCTTTGTTTAAGATAACAGATGAATGTGAAAGATCTCTGGATAGATATGAGGGATATCCTAATCTTTATACAAAAAAATATCATATGGCACAGGATGAAAATATGCCTAAAAAAATAATGTTCTATAGCATGGTAGATAAGCAATTAGTTTTTCCTCCCTCTGAAAGCTATTTAGAAACTATTATAAAAGGCTATATAGATTGCGATATACCCACAGATAATTTGGTTGAAGCTGTAAAATTTTCACAGAGGCTTGACTAATATAGAAAACATCCTATATTATTATATATAACTTCAGAATGAAAAAGGACAAAAAATGAAAACTCAAATACACGAAACACAAAACTACAATATGTTTTCGTTAATTAACGGGAACAGACCGATTGAAAAGGATCGAGTCAAAAGACTTCAAAAAGAAATCAAACAGTTTGGTTTGAAGAACCCTATCTTAGTCACTCAAGATAAAGGTGTACTAGATGGTGGTCACAGGCTAGAAGCTTGTGAAAATTTAGGAATACCTGTTAGGTATGTAATGGATCAAATCTACTCATCTGATAATAGAGTTTTAGATTTGATAAGAGCTATAAACAAAAATCAAAAAAATTGGACATCAGTTAATATTGGAAACTCTTACGCAGTATCCGAAGATAATGAGTTCTACAAAAGATATATGGATCTTGTAAACCTAGGAGTGTCTCACTCTTTTGTTTTACATGCCTGCACTGAATTTTCAAAAGGTAAGCCTGATGTTAAATGCACTACTAATGATTTTAAATCAGGTAATTTTACTTTACCGCTTGAGGTATATGAAATGATCAAAGGCTTAATTAAAATGTTAAAAAGTTCTGGGATGGATCCTAAGATCTGGAACAAACAATACTTTATCAGAGCCTTGATGAAACTTAGAAAAGTAAAAGAGTTTGATACGTATCGTTTCATAGAAAACTTTGAGAGATTTCCATATGAGTGGAAAGACGCATATCAAACCATGGACAATTTAAGAAGTATTCTTCATGTTCATAATTATAGAAACAGAGATAAAGCTAAATACTTTATAGAATAGAAAGGAAAGATAATGAGTAAGTCAAACGAATATGCTTTAGAGTATGATAATAAACTAAAAGAGTTGTATTCTAAAGTAGAAGAAGCGGTCATAGCGATCGACAAAGTAGAAGAATTAGAGGGGTTTCAACTCCTTAGAAAACAACACAAAGAAATAGACTTTGATCTTCTTAAAAAACAAACAGAAGAATTTTTAAGTTTGATTGATGATTATATTCGAGGAGAATATTAATGACAGATATAACTAAATATAAATCAATTATCGTGAGATTAGAAACACACGCTAAGTTAAAATCGCTGGCAGGGAAAGATAAAAAAATTTCAGGTATTGTTTCTCAGCTTGTTGATAAGGAATGGAAGAAAGAACACAAGAGAAGTGCTCAGTAATGAAGAGAGGGGGTTCGCTCTCTCTTGATTACTGATAGCGAGAATCAGTAATTATCTCAAACGTCTACCTCCCAAATCAGATGGATGAGATCTGACTTGCTCTCGCAAGACCGACCAAGGGGGTTTTAACATAATGTCTCCGCATAGTAAGTGCTCCCTTGGTTCAAAATAGAGGAAAAAACATGCAAGAATCAATGAAAGAATTAACAATTGAAGAGTTAATGGAGATAGTAAAGCTGGCTCAAAAAGAAATAGACAGAAGAACTATTAAAAAAGTCGACGATAGGAATTAATTATCTATTTAATTCCTCTTGACTTTTCCCTATTAATTTATCTAAAAAATATATATAATTTTATATAAGAGCGGGAGTATTTCCCTGTTTTCGATCTCCCGCTTTTACAAGGACAACAATATGTTGAACGAGATAAAAACAAAAATCGTCCTCGCTGTCCAACGACAACGAATGTACGATCCGGTATTGAAAGATACAGTTGACAAAGTCTTAGTGACTTTCAACGACGGGAATGTAAATGGTTATCTTGCTGAAGAGTGGGATAGTATGTTGAGCCAAGTAGACTCAATGTTAGAGAAGGCTTTTATTATTGAACCGAAAGCTACTCGACCGCAGCTCGACTAACGCTGGCCTAGTTTTACGCCCTGATCTTTCGCTTTTTCGCAAGCACAGTCTTCGCCACAAGGACACTCGCCCTTGGATAATTTATTTTGTAATGATGCTATATACAGATTTCTGAGTTCTGTAGGGAGCAGGGAGTCTATGTTTAGGTTATACCGTTTCATGCGAACCTTTAGTATATCAAAGTTCGTCAACAAATTTCTACTACTAAATTAAAATAAATTACTTGACTTTTAAATAGAATATTCCCAACGGACTTTTGGAACTGCTGTTTGTACTTTATTTCTAGACCTGGATTTTCTTGCCCATTCGCCCCCAGTACTAATGTTCGATTGTGTCCAATTGGCAGCTTTATAGATCGTACCTAAGTGCACTGCCGTATCTTGATAGGATATTACCTTTTCTATGTCGGGAAATTTTTCTTTAATTGTTTTAATCATTTTAGAGATAACATATGTTGCTGTATTTTTAGGACAATGTTTACTTAGAGCTAGCCGACGCAGCTCTAGTAGTGTTTTATTACTTAACATTCGAGCCACAGGGGATGACCAAATGCCAACACCGACGACTGCTTCGTCTATAATAAATAAAAAACAAATATAATTTTTAGATCGCCACACATTACTTGGATGAAGTTGAGGTAATCGAGAGTGCCATACCTCGTTTAGTTTACAAGCGACAGCTGCTGAGGTTTCTTGTATTTCTATGTTCAAGTTATTTCTTTTTTGTTCACGATCCACTGCCCGGGGATCACGGTCACCCGACCAACGTCATTGTCCATCTTATCGGACCCTATATCGGCAGCTAATAAGAGATATTCTTTTGTTTCTTTCAGGACATATCCTACTGAGAGAACTTCGGGTGGTGTAATTTTTATTGCGTCTTTCAAACTATGCCACCCTGATTCCATTTCATAAGCGTCTAGCCATTTGACTTCATACAGTTTTGACCGGGGACTAGCTTCAAGCTGTCCGCTATCTCGTTGCTTCGGTCGTTTTTTATCTGAGAGAACCATCCCTCAACCCCTTTACAGATGTTATATGTTTTAAGTCCATGATGCGCAAATCCATCTAAAGCAGCTTGCTTTACAGACTCCAAAGATACATCATCTCCGACCATCATGCCA